CGCGCCGAAGTGATCCGTGACTCAGAATACTACAAAATTCGTTATTATGATATGAACGGTAACGTTCTAATGACTGAGCATCATCAAGGCAAATCACTTCACTGGGTAGAATCAGCAGCAGAAAACTGGGCACTGGGAATTAAGAATCTCAATGGATGAATTGAAAATCGAACAAATACACGAAGAAGTCAGTAAACACGTCAATAAAGACGTATCATACATCGATGCACTTGTTCATTATGCTGACACTCATGATATTGAGATTGAAGTGATCGGTGAAATGATTCGTCGATCACCAATTCTTAAGTCTAAAGTTAGGGATGATGCAGAGAAACTAAAACTAGTAGAAGAATCAAAAAAGCTGCCGTTATGAGTAAATCTGTATATTCGACACGAGAAGCTTTTGACATTTACGTATACTTTCTTGCGCTGAAAAAACACTTCACGACGAATTACGACTTCTTCAAGTATAACGGTAAGATCAAAGCAAGTTTGTATAGTTTTGAAAATAGAAAAGACAAGTTCTTTTTCTACAAGCTTTCAAAGAGGTCAGACGCAAGACAGTTTATTCTCGCTAACATTCTCGAAAATTCTAAAGTTTGGATTGGTGATCTTTTTGACGAAAAACATGAAGAAGTTTATAAACAATGGATCAAAGTTCAACAATCCCTTGGATATAGATTTCGCAATGATGTTTCAAAGCTAGATCAAGATGATCCAAACAGAGATATTATTGTAACTGACAGTCAACACCCAAGACTGTTCAAGCTTTACTTGCAAAATGAGATAACTATTGAAACGTTGATTATACTCAATGATCTGATAGATTTTTTCCCTCATTGGGAGAAAAAAATCTCCGATACGATACTCTTTCCGGAGATAAATAAGAAGTGTCGAGACTATCAACCCTTTTTACAGTATGATAAGGAAAAAATGAGAAAGATTGTTCTTGACAAATACAAACACATAGCGTAATATACACACTATTATACACCGCAATACACCGCAATACACCGCATATACAAAGGAGATAGACATATGCCCACATCTTTTTCTGCACTTAAAAAGCAGCGTTCCAACAGCTTCGATAAACTCAACGAACAACTTCAAAAGATGAACTCGCCTCGAGGTGGTGGAGATGAACGTTACTGGAAGCTTGAAGTAGATAAAGCCGGCAACGGATATGCTGTCATTCGTTTTCTACCCGCACCTCCTGGTGAAGATATGCCATTCGTTCGTATGTGGGATCATGGCTTTCAAGGACCGGGTGGCTGGTATATCGAAAACTCTCTGACAACTCTAGGTCAAGACGATCCTGTTTCTGAGTATAACTCCAAGCTTTGGAACGAAGACGGGTCAAATTCTGCGAAAGATCAGGTTCGTAAGCAGAAGCGCCGTCTTTCTTTTCACGCGAACATCTATGTTGTTCGTGACTCTGCTAACCCACAAAACGAGGGAAAGGTTTTTCTCTACAAGTTCGGTAAGAAAATCTTTGACGTGTTGAACGATGCAATGAATCCTCAATATGAAGATGAGACACCTATCAATCCCTTCGACTTTTGGGAAGGTGCTGACTTCAAACTCAAAGCGCGCAACGTCGAAGGTTACCGTAACTACGACAAGTCTGAGTTTGCTTCACCAGCTCCACTATCTAATCCAGACGGAGAACCTCTAAGTGATGAGCAACTAGAAGAGATTTGGAATAGTCAGAATTCTCTACAGGAAATCATCGATCCTAAAAACTTCAAGTCCTACGATGAACTTAAAGCAAAGCTTTACAAGGTTCTCGCACTTGATGGCAGTTCACACGCACCCAGAACTACTGCTGAGGACGATGATGTTGAGGAGATGGACTTCAAGCCTAACTTTGGTTCTACTCCCGAACCACAAACGGAAGAAGCACCATCTCCTCTCGAAAACAGCGGATCGTCAGATGATGACGATGGAGATGCTCTAGATTTCTTCCGAAATCTAGCAGAAGACTAAAGAAAAGGGCGCTTCGGCGCCCTTTTTACTATGTCGGTATGTGATTCAAACTACGAGACGGATCGACTGTATTATTGACGATTGTCGTCTGTGAGTTGTTATTCGTAACAGGAGCGGCAAGAGAATCGCCACCGCGAACAACCACTGGTCTAGGTGATGTGCTAATTGCAGCGCTTTCTTGTGCAAGTTGAACGGTTTTTTCTGCTAGAATGCTCTTGGGTTGCCAATTTTCTGTAAAATAATCTGACAGGAAAGCACCAGCAGGTGTGCTTTGAGGAACAACTGCTTCTTTACCGTGTAAGATTGCAAGAGACGCCCGGCCAAAATCTTGAAATCCGTTAGACCCCATTTTGTATCTTGCAGGATTAGCAAAATAATAAGATAAAATTCGATCTATTACTTCATTTTCGATATCATTAGTAGTTCTCAAATCAGGATTACTGCGGTATAATTCGTCTAGTGTCTGATCTACCATAAATCTAACATCTTCTTTACTCAGATCCCCATTTTTGACCATTTCTCGGCTCAAATCCGATTTCATTAATCGTAGACCTTGCTCAAACAACACTTCATCTTTAGACTTCTTAGATTCTGGGGAATCTGGATCCGAGAAACTTAATGCTAATAAATCAGCCAGCTCTTTTGAGAAGATTCCTTCACCTTCTCCCTCTTGTGCAGCACCCCTTTCTATAAGGCCCATATATTCTTCGTCATTGTCTCTAATTTGCGCTTCTAGTTCAGAACCTTCTTGCCCTGGAACGGCAGCTGCAGCTGTTTCGGCTCTTGTTTTTTGACTCATTGCATCTGCTATATCTTGAGGATCTTCTCCTTCATAAGCTTTAGCTAGAGCTTCTTCATACTCTTTTATTTCTTTTTGAGCCCTATCGTTAAGCCATCCTCGCATAATGTTACCCAAAGAATATACAAATCCGAGTGCTGCTCCAATAATAGCACCTTGAGGACCAAACATAGCACCCACTGTAGCGAAGTTTGCTATTGTTGATGTTGTTGTAACTGTTTGACCCGCCCAGTCTTCTGGCATACCTTGATCCTCTAGCCATTGTTTAGCATTATCACCGAATAGAACCAATGCTGTTGCGATACCTCCTACAAGCTTACTACGTAATCCACCTTTTTTTGCGACTGCTAAAGCTAAACCTGCTCCTAAAGCTGTTCCAATCTTACCTGATTGGTTTTGTATAAACTCATTTTCAAACTGTTCTCCAATCTTATTTGTGACCCCATCCAACTCAAAAACATTCGATATTATACTACCACCTGCAAACAACGCACCAATCTTTTTACCAAAAATCGTTCCTATTGATCCAGCGATCACCGCATCTTTTATTGCATTTGCAGCAGTCTGTGACGTTTCTTCTTCAAATTCTAGATTGTTTAGTGATTGCTCTATCGCACCTTCGAGGAAGTTACCTAAAATTGCTCCCACGGTCACACGGAAACTACCTTTAATGACAGCACTGGCAATTCCAAAAACCGACAAACCAGTTATCGCACCTACAATTGACGCTATGAAATCACCTATACCGTCTGCTAAACCCACATTATTGAACTGCAAGTTTCTTTCATTTGCGCCATTTGTTAAAAGAGACTGTGATTGTGATAAACCAGCACCGTCGCCCTGAACATCTTGAAGTTTTCGTTGACGTAATAGCTGTTCTCTTTGCTCAGCCGCGTTCTCTATTTCATCTTGACGCAAACCAACCATTGTTCGTGTTAATTGTATTTGACTTGACATTTTTTCGTTGATAGTTGAAAAAACGTCATACAAACTTTCCGAATTAACATTGATAGTCTCTTTGAGAGATTTAATAGAGTTAGTCCCTGTATTTCGAACTAATTGACCCTCGTTTCTCAACGTTCCTTGAAGTGTTTCGATAATTTGATCAAAAATAGGTTGTTGCTGATTTATCGTAGAATTCTGTTTCGTCTCAATAGCTTCAACAATATTGTTGATGGCAGGAGTTTGTGATTCTTGAAAATCTAGCGCACCATTAAAGAAACTATTCAACACATTTCGACTATCGATAAGATTTTTCTCCATCGACTTCAACATAGGCCCAAACTTATCGATTATCTCTTTTGACATCACTTATTTCTTTCTTTTTGTTCTTCGATGTGTGCTAATAATAGATCGATATAGATATCACGTTCATATGGTATAAGATTTTCAACTTCACTTATTTGATATTTATGATGCTGAGCCAAAGCAAACACGTTTTTATAGTAGATGTATAAGTTAGTGTGACTCAGCATTAGATAAAAAAAGTCTCAGTGCCCTCTGCTACAAATGTTTTTTCTATACCATCTGCTCTCTTATACTTTTTCTCGTAGCGAAGTGTCGGCATAGTATCGAAAAACTTTCGAATCAATTGAATATGTTGTGACGAAAGACTCTCAAGGAACTCGTTTACTTCTTGTTCGGTAAAATCTTTAAGACTGAGGACCTCTTCGTCTTGCACGACTGATTCGATGCAATCCATCATCATATTAAAAATAACCTCTGTCTGATTTTTTTCATTAGATTCTTGTAGAGTCTTTAATTGATCGATCTTAGGATAACTCATTACGATATGAATATCATCGGAAAGTTGAATCACTTTATTGTGTTCCGGATCTTTCTTCATTTCAAAATCGTTGATATCTATCGTCAACTCAACCTCTTCTTCGGTATCTGGATCCCGAATCTTAAACTCGATTTCATTGCTGACTGATTTCGATCTGAGATTGATCAGAATATACTCAAGATCGAACATCGCAAGCTTATCTACATCAATATCTTCGACGCAATTATTAACAATCTGCTTAATCGAGTTGATGATCTGATCGATGTCTTTTGACTCTTGTGCAACAAGAAGAATCTTTTCCTCTTTTACAGTAAACGGTCTAAACTTAACCTTTTTTTCTGTAGAGGGAACCGTTAAATCAAAAAGCGGTTGTTGAATTTTAGGTAAAGGCATTATATTTCTCCATTAATTAAAGTCCTCCACGGATTCCCTCAAGTGTTGAGTTCACTTGACTTCCGAAGAGTGAATATTGATTTACTATGTCTTGAATTGGTGTATCAATTCCTATTGCATCAAGTGCTTGACCAAAGTTTCCGAGAGAAGTAAAGAATCCGCTAGTACCGCCTCCTCCAAATCCTCTGGAGGAGTTAACACGGCTTGCTTTTATTGAGCTTCCAAATCCGTCTACTTTATATATATCATAAGCGAACTGTATTGGCATAGCCATAATACTATCATTATTCTCCCATGCAGTTGTTATATTGCCGAGTCCTACTGGAAAGGCATTATCAAACTTATAAACATATTTTACAGATTCAGATTGATAAGAATATACCGCAACTTGTACAGTTCCTTTATATTGATCTTTGTAAGAAACCTCGAAAGGAAGCATTCCTCTATATTCTCTATTAAACCCTTTAGAGTTATCAAAGTTTACGATAGCCTGCACCCATCGATGGAAAAATTCTTTTACTCTAAAATCGGTATCAATCATAAAAACAGTATTTAGATTATCAAAGGGAAGACCTGATGGTCTTTTTTCGGTTAGTCCATATCCCTGATTCATGATATCTACTGTAGATATTGATAAACTTGGAAGATCCACACTTCTACAAAAAAATGACAAGTCGCCTTGAGGCATATCGGAGCCTAAATTCGGTGCCGTAATAGTTACAAAAAATAAGTTGTCTCTTGCTAGACCGTACTTGTTTATTTTAGAGCTAAAATTAGATATGTTAAATGGCATTAGATTGCTTTCCTTGAGTCTGACCAGACGTTACGTTTTCCTGCTTTTTCAAATCTCTCGAGTGGTAAGAACATAGCAACATCCCACTCGGAAGGATATACATAAAGAAAGCGACTTTTTAATTGTCCGGTAAGGTAGTGCTTAATACAGGGTTTAAAGTATTTAAAACGACTAGCGCTATTCAACACATCATAACTCAGTTTCAGTCTTGTCTTTTCATCATATCTTTCATCTGATGCTAGATCATATAAAGAATCCATAAGTTTAGCACGAAGAGGATGCGGAAGATAATGTAGATTGATTCCTAGAAATCCTCCTTGCATTTTCTTAAATGGAAATATAAGTGGGAATCTATCCCAGTACGGAAGAGTTTCTTTATGCTTAGCATCGTAATAGAACATGTACATTGAGCCAATTCGGGATCGACTTGTCAGGCGCGATTTGTCACCACGCATAAGTTTTGATGCGTTTACGTTTTTAAAATCCTTTGCAACATCACGATACCACTCACGTGCCTTCTGTTCTTGAGCAGGAATTTGTCCAGCCCGAATACCCTTTGCAAGAATTTCATCGAAAAGAATTGCCATTACTTCTTAAGTCCTAAATGTTTCTCTGTGAATATTTCAAATTTCCAACCACGGTCTTTACAATACTCACGTGCAGCTTTCCACTTTGCTTCGTTAATACCCCAAGTTTTTACCTCGTTCAAGTACCTTTGTGTCTTTCGACTTTGTACCTGAGGAGGAATTGTTTGATATTCGGGTTTAACCTCTATTAGAATTGTTTCTTTGCTTCCTTGTTTATTTATAAGCTTTACAAGGAAATCAGGAAAGTATCTATGTATCCTACCATCAATCGGACTACGATATGGTACGACAACTTCTTCAGATGACCATTCCACTACATGTGGATGTCGGTCGCAGTATGACATAAGCAAAAGTTCCCACCTCGACCGATATATTATATTGGTCGGATCTCCCATATACTTCTTGGGATTCTTTGGTTTGAATTTTCCCTGGTATGCCATACGATTATCAGTATAAATAGTATTGAGTTCCCAATATTTATAGAGAAAACATGCCCCCTGTAAAGACAACGATACAAAATGCTAGAGAGTCAAGCCGTTTTTCCGAATTAAGATTTCCGGAAGACCTTGGGCCAATTGCCATGGTTTTCAATTTCTTCGATTATAGCTATGTTAGAGCTGGTGGAGGCACAGGTTTCTCCTCACAACTAAGGTTATCTGATTCGATTATTTTACCGCTTCCTCAAAATTTAGAAAATCAATATGGAATAAAAATACAAGAGGCAGAGTTGGACGCAGGTGGTTTGATTGCTCAAGGACTCAGTTCTGCAGAACAGGGTCAAGGGGCTGGATTAATTGAAAGTGCCGTATCTGGATCACAACAAGCGCTTTCTGCTGTTACTGAACAAGGAAAGAGTGTAGCCGGAGGAGATTTTAGTGGCGTCTCTGATTTTCTTAAAGGCGCTAGCTTTTTTAGTCGTAATTCTCTAGATAGCATTTTACCAGGTGCTGCACAGGCTGTAGATGTTTCATCGGGCACAACCGTAAATCCGCAACAAACATTAGCATTTGACGGTGTAGATCTAAAGAACTTTACTTTTAATTGGTCTCTATCTCCTAAAAATGCCAAAGATTCCGATTCTTTAAGAAGAATAGAGAGAAAATTTAAACAGCATATTCTTCCATACTATAATTCTTTGACAGACACTGGGTCAGCTCTTGATAGAGCTTTTTTAGGATATCCTGATATTATTCATATTTATTTTAAGGGAATAGACAATAACTTTTACTTCCAGTTTAAACCTGGTATGGTGTCAGATTTTTCAGTAAATTATTCTCCAAATGGTAATGTTATACTTCAAGGTGGTAAACCCGCCGCAATAAACATGTCTATGACATTTAAAGAAGCTAGGATACACACAAGAGGCGATTACGGTGGAACAAGTCCTGGAGTGGCGAATGTTGGTGGTGGAACTAATACCGTAAGCACTTCACAAAATACAGACAATGTAGGACCAAATGATGGACAAAGGGGTTAACAATGTCTAGATATTTTGAGTATTTTCCAGAGACTACACATACGCAAAAAAAATTGTTGGATATTACTAAAAGAGTAGATTTTAGTAGATCCACATTTAGTGATCCTTATGCGTTTTTACCTTATACAGTTGAAGGAGATGATAGACCAGAAGATGTAGCTCTTTATTATTACGGTAGTGTGAGGCATACCTGGATAGTCTATCTTTCTAATAACATAATAGACCCCTATTACGATTGGCCTCTTACATATGAAAAGTTTCAAGACTATATTATAAAAAAATATCAGGATCTATCCGGAGAAAGTGGTACTGCGGTAATTGATTGGACTTTAAATGAAACAATAACAGAAAACATTATCTATTATAGAAATAAGTCGGATAACGATTTTATTATTTCTAAAGATTCGTATGAATTAAACCCTGATCTGATAGAAGGTGAGTGGGAAGCCGTAAGATATTATCTATATGAAGATGATATTAACGAAAGCAAAAGAATAATAAATCTTCTCGATAACCGTTATGTTAAAAAGGCAGAAGATGAACTGAGAGTTTTGCTAAATGAACCTACCAATTAAAAAAGCTGGACAATATACTTTAGATGAATTCAATGTTTATAGGTTAAATGAACCTGAACAATTTGTGGATATAAAATTTCTAATTCATAAGTGGGAAATTACTGAATCTATGCAAAACGGTTACATGCATGGATCTGCTGTCATTTATGATGGTGTGGGTTTGTTCTATGATTTTCTAAAAAGAGGCCTAAGAGGCGAAGAAGAACTTTATTTGAAATATAGAGATTGGTATGATCAGGAAGCAGAATACTATATGTTTCTCTATTCTATTACTGATTTTAAGACACAAATTGGTGCCAACGAAACACTCAATACGTACACTATACATTTTATTTCGAAAGATAAGTTCTTAACTGAAAGAACTATGGTAAGAAAATCATTTACTAATGGTCAAATAGGTGATTACGTCCAATCGGTATTTGATGAGTATTATTTATCAGAGAATCCTGATACTAAACAAATAGAAATAAAGCAAACAGACGGTGAGCAGGATCTAGTTGTACCAAACTATAGTCCAGAGCAAACGATGCATTTCTTTGCTAGAAAGGCTTATTCAGCTGATAATCAGACACAGACCTTTAGGTTTTTCGAAAACAAAGAGAGATATAATTTTACAACTCATGAAGAGTTGGCTTGGGATGTCTTAGAGGCTGGAGAAGAAATAAACTTCTACTTTAAAATAAACCAAGCAGATCAGTCTCCCGATGGCCAAATAATATTAATGCAAAATATTATCGATATAGATTTTCCGTCTACTTTTAACACGATAAGCGAGATGGTAGACGGAGATTTTTACAAATCAACAACAGAAGTAGATATCTTTAATAGAACATTGATGAGAACCGAATATAGATATCTGGACGAATATCAAGACTATTTGTTACCAGACTATATTTCTACGGGACAGACGAGAAATATCCATAGTAAAGAATTTGTTGACGACAATATGAACTATTTAAGAGATACCCTTGTAGTAAAGGATTATCCTGCGGTAGGTGTTACTCAAAACGATTTGTATGTTAGACCTCACACATTCTATTCAGACATCTACAACAAAAAAATTCCAAACTTTAATCATCACAGTAAAAACTTTGTGACTATGAGAGTGTATGGTAGAAATCAGGTTATGGCAGGTAAATTTGTTCAAATAGAAATTCTTAAAGCAGATTCAAACGTATCAGAAAGAAAAATAGACGAACAAAGATCCGGTATTTACTTGGTAGAGAGTTGTCGTAATGTGTTCTACGAGAATGAATATATACAAGTATTATCTATGAGCAAAAGCGGAATAAAGGGTCAACCAGAACCTGCTAATGATTATAACAGAGAACCTCAAATAATTGTGACTGGAAGATAAAATGATTTCATCAAATGGTTTTGAAAATTTACAGTGGTTTATAGGTATAGTTGAAGACAACCAAGACCCGGTAAATCAAGGTAGAGTAAGAGTAAGGTGTTTTGGCGTCCATCCTCCGTATGATTCAGGGGAGGTTGAAACACAAGACTTACCCTGGGCTATACCTATTAATGGTTCATATAATGGCTTAAGTCAAATTCCGAGAGTTTCAGATTGGGTTTTTGGTTTTTTTGTTGATGGTAGAGACTCACAGCATCCTATGTTATTAGGAACAATACCTGGCCAGAATCTTCAACATCATATCGGCTCTGGTAAACAAAATGCTTCTGGATATGTAAAACCGACGGAGGAATCATACCAAAAAACTGGACATCAGGCATTACATCCTGCTCAATCGGGCGAGGGTTTGGAAGATACTCAGGTCACACTTCAAAATGCTTCTTTAGTTACCACAGAGACTGCTAAAGAAAGTTATGACATTGAAAATTCTATAGATAGTAGAGGCTGGAGTGAACCTCCGACAACAATATCTGGAGAACCTCATAAAACCACCGTTTGGTCTTCAAGATACGGAGAATCGTACATAGAAATTAATGGATCTGATAATAACGAATCGATTAACATTTCCCACACCTCTGGCTCTCAAATACAAATAGATCAACAAGGAAATATAAAACTAAAATCCTTCGGTGATATGTACAGCATATCTGAAGGACATACGAGAGAATACACTGAAGGAAGAAGAGACCTTACTATAGAAGGTAAGTATACCATTAACGTTGTTGATGGTGACTGTACATTAGAGGTCGGCGGAAACTTGAATCATGTAGTTCATGGAGATTATAGCTTAAACGTTGCGGGAAGAATGGCACTATCTGCCGGATTAGGATTTGAATTAGCGGCTGCTCGAGCAACTATGGAAACTACTGCAGAACACTTTAATCTAATATCAGCTGAAAAAATAAAAGTTCGTTCTGAGGATACCACAAGTATACACTCAGGAAATAAGATGTTTATAGATTCCGATTCTTCAATAGATATGATATCGAATTCTTATATGAGATCACACTCTCGTTTTACGAATCATTTAACTTCTGATCAATCTGCGTCTATTTCTAGTTTTGGCTCGAACGTATTTTTGACTGCGGCGTCGGTAATTGCAGAAGATGCACCGGGAGGCATATATCTAAATTCAGGTGTATCAATACCAGGAGATCCATCTATCGATACACCTGAAATAGCGGTTTCACCTAAAGTCGATCTACCTACGCAGCAAAAAATAGTTTCATCCGGAAATCAAGCCGGAGTTATAACGGATAATCATATAACACCATCACCATCACAAGGTGGTATCGGATCCCATGCAGTAGACGATCATCCAAGTTCTGATGTTCCAGTTGAAACGTCAGTTGATCCAAATGAAACGATAGATTCATTCCAAGGAGATAATGACGTCGATACTAATATACCAAGCGGCGAAGGTTTAGAAACACTACTCGCATTTATTTCAGAAGGCGAGGGTGGCTATCAGGCCTCTAATCGAGGAACTGCTAATGGTAGAATAATAGGATCTACTCAAAATACAATTAGAGACGGAAAATCCCTCATAGAATTAACGTTCCGTGAAATTTTCCAATATCAACAAATAACAGATCCATTTAATGAAGATAGACTGTTCGCAATAGGTAGATACCAAATCATACCATCAACGCTTCGCACAGTGTTTAAAGCCAGTGGTCTTTCTTTAGATGATAAATTTAGCGAAGAAAACCAAGATATTTTAGGTACAATACTTATAATAGGATCAAATGGCTATGTTAAACGACCAGAACTTGCCTCTTACATTAGAGGAACAAGTAGTGATCTTCAAGCAGCGATGTTAGATTTTGCTAAGGAATTTGCTTCTGCTCCTGATCCTAGAACAGGTAATAGTTATTATGGTTCCGGCAATAAAGCTAGCCACACCGTAGGTGATGTGGCTTCTGCGTTGAAGCAAGCCAGAACAGACTTTTTACAACAAGATGGAACTCTTGTTTAAAGGAGAATGTAAATGTCTATTTGTAAACCAATATATCCGATCGATAGAAGAAATCTTGGAACGCCCCCAAATTTTGCGACGTTCAATGCAGCTGAATCTAATCCTATTCTAAGGTATGACCAGACAAAAATAACAACTCTTAACGTCCTCAACAATGCTTTACTAATCAATTCAGATCTTGAGGATTATCCATTCCTGAATCAAAGATTTGATCAAGGTCCTATAAGTGATGTAGAATTTGCGGATTTCGTTTTCTCTGAATCAATAGACATAGACGATCTGGGAAACACTTTTAAAAACGACTTCCCCGTTCCCATAGATTTACAGGTAGTGAACAATCTAGTAGAACGTGTCGGGGATATTACAGATCAATTTTTAAGTAATATTAACCCGGTAAATCCTGGTGCTCCAATAACAATAGACAGCACTAATATTCAACAGATTCCTGAAGATGATACCCCCGTAGATAGATTTCTACCGGGCACAGGACCGGCAGAAAATGGACAATATACTCCTGGTCCAGAAATTTCAAATTACTTAGAAAATTTAGATAAATATTATGAAAACCATTTAAAGCAACCCATATCAGAAACAAACCTGTGCTCAAACGTCGCAAATCCATTTGCTAAACTATCTTCGCTAATAGCGTCGTCAGATGGCTTTATTAATAAAGCAGCAGGCCTTATAGATGCTGGACTCGATCTTTTCGGTAATATTGAAAGTGGCCTTACCGGCTTACAGGATAAAGTCGGTAATCTTTTAAATGATATAGCTAACTTCTCTTTGGGCAATCTTTTAAACAGTTTAGTTTCTAGACTGCAAAATCTTGAATCAGAACTACTTTCTTTAGTTGATAACCTTAAAGTTTCTCTTTTATCAAAAATAGATAGCATAGCCAATAATGCTTTGTCATTCATTAAAGATATAAAATCATCAGGAAATAGAATTTTCAAAAAGGTAAATAAAAAAGTCCAACAGGTAAAAAGCTTTTTAAATGGACCTAATATAGAACGCCTTAAAGATAAAATTAAAGGTGTTTTACAGATGAACTTAGATCAGTTTGAAGAGTTATTGCCTTCTGTTCTTAATTTGTTAGTTTTGAAAGCTTGTAATATGTCTAAGTCTATATCTCAATTTATGAATTCACCTATTGATAAGTTAAAAGAGTTTTTAGACAGTCTTTATATTGGAACAAATATTGCAAAGTCCTATTCAGTACTTTCTACAAATCTTGCTATACAAAGTGGTGGTATCAGAGTAGAACCTACGGTTAGAGAAACAGAAAGATTCGAAGCAGGAACTAAAAGTAATGAAAGTCAGCCAGCACAAAAAGTTAGTAGACCTGACAAAGGCAATATTGCTGATATTAATTTTGGCAATTATATTACTTTGCAAATGACGGACGAGGAAAGAGAATTTGTTCAAAATATCGGAGAAGACGGAAACGACTTTTTTGTTTTTGCGCAAAGTGTGAAGAAAATGGGAGTAATTGCTACTCAGCAACGGAATGAAACGAGGCTTGGGTCGCAGGAATGGGATCCTAACGAAAACACGCCAGACGCTGGCTGGAAGATGATATCTGAAAGACACCCATTTATTTTTGCGGCATTAAGAAGAGTTGCGACTAAGCTGCAAAATGTGGATGATGAGTTAAGTGGGCCGCTAACGTTGAATTCTTGCTTTAGAAGTAGATGGTATAATAGAATATATCTGAAACAAATAGTCGGAAATGCTGGTGCTGCTACTAATTCACTTCATATGTCTGCAATGGCAATAGATATATCTACCAGAAACTTAACTAATCAAGGAACAGCCAAACTGATTCAAAGATTAAGCGAAGAAGGATTTAGTAGAATTTCCGTATATGATACCTTTGTTCATGCTGATATTAAAGATCAAGGAAGCTATAGAGGAAATTGGACGCTTAATTATAGAAATAATAATGCAATACGTAGAGCTATGGAAATCCATCTAGTCGATGGATTTAGATCAGATGAGAAGCCTGCTCCTAGACAACCCGAATGAGTACCTGTAGAATTCACTCCTGGAGAAAATACTACTACGACTATTACAGAAGGAAATACTACTACGACTGCCACAACAACAGGAGGCGGAGTGACAACCATCAGCGCTCCCCCGGTAGAAAACACATAAGGGTAAAAAGATATGGCTATTACACCCATACAAAAAAAGAGAATATTATACACGGATTTTGATAAAGAATTAACACGACATCCGGTAAGCAATGATGTCTCTCGAAAAATAAATGAAGAATCTGTAAAAGAATCTATTAAAAATCTTATTTTGACTGATAGGGGAGAAAGACCGTTTCAACCCGAAGTAGGGTGTGATGTGAGATCATTACTCTTTGAAAATGTTAGTGAAGATACGTTTGCGAATATTAGAACAATGATAGAAACGACTATACAGTCCTTTGAGCCTAGATGTGAACTCTTAGGAGTAGATGTTACAGGAAGGACAGACAGTAACGAGGTCAGTGTAACTATAACTTTTTTTGTTATAAATAATGAAGAAGCAACTACACTCAATATTCTTTTAAATAGAGTAAGATAATGTCAGAAAATCTCCCATTCACAAATCTTGATTTCGATAACGTCAAGGACAATTTAAAAGACTATCTAAAGTCTCAAAGTCAATTTCAAGACTACGACTTTGAGGGGTCTAATATTAATGTTCTGTTAGATATCCTTGCATATAACACATTTCAAAATAATTTCTATACAAATATGGCAATTAGTGAGATGTTTCTGGACTCTGCTGAGTTGAAGGATAGTGTTGTTTCACATGCAAAGGAGTTAAATTATCTACCTAGATCCAGAAGAAGTGCATATGCAGATATTAATCTCGAAGTTTTTCCTGCTGACTCGCCGGCTTCTATTTCACTCCCAAAGAGATCGGAATTTACGGCAAGATGTGGAACACAGACATTTAAATTCTATACAGATCAGTCTTATCTAATACTGCCTTCACAAGGAAGTTATTCTTTAGAGGGTATCAGGATTTTTGAGGGAAAATATGTTGATGAGTACATTAGAGTTTCTGATATTAATAATCAAAGATTTATTATCAGTAATAAAAACGTAGACACAACTTCTATAAGGGTTTATATTAGAGAAAATGAAACCTCTGAGGAAGAAGTAGAATATGTTTTCAGACAAAATATTTTTGGCGTAAATTCTTCGGATGAAGTTTTCTATCTTCAACCTTATGTTGGTGACACCTATGAAATAATATTTGGTCAAAATGTTTTTGGTGCAGCGCCATCGAACGGCAATGTTATTAGAGTGGAATATAGAACATGTAATGGGACTGAAGCAAATGGAATTACTACTATTTCCATTTCTAACAGGGTGAACGGAAATGATAGCTCTACGTCTATCATAGGAAGAACAATAGGCGGAACTGAAAGAGAATCACTCCAGTCTATTAAATATTTTGCACCAAAGTCCATACAGGTGCAAAACAGGGCCGTCACAACAAGCGATTATGAAATACTCGTTAAAAACAATTTTCCTGAAATTAAAACAGTTTCTGCATATGGTGGAGAAAACCTATTCCCTCCTCAATTTGGTAGAGTTGTAATAGCAGTAGATTCGGAGTCGGGGGAGGGTGTTTCGAATAATACTCGAAACGCGATTCTAAGTTATTTATCTGAAAGAAGTGCTATAGCTATAGATCCAATTGTAGTGAATTCTAAGTTTATGTTCCTTTCCGTATCCTCTATAGTATACTACAATCAAAACTTCACAAGAAAGTCTCCTTCTGATATATCAGAATCAGTTATAAACGCCGTAACACAGTACTCGTTTAATAATCTAGAAGAGTATAAGAAAGACTTTAAATACTCTAATCTTTCTTCCACTATAGATAATTCGGATCGGTATATCACATCTAATGATACTACCGTAATCCCGTTTATGGAAATTCAGCCAAGAAAAAATCTATCTAGTTACTTTATATTACAATATGCAAATGAAATTGTCCAGAATAAAATATACAATGAGCAATCTTTAAATGACTATGCGCCAGGAGTTTACAGTTCTCCATTCACATTTGGTGGTTTGACTTGCTTTATTCAAGATGATGGTAACAGTAACTTAAATATTGTTAGAAGAGAATCTGGCACAAACAATATTAGAATAGTTGAAAAAAATATAGGCACAGTTAATTACAGTAACGGCGATGTAATCTTAAGATATATTACTATCGAAGACTATCCATCAGGTGGTGTAAAGGTGTTTGCCAAAACCCAAAACAAAAAAATACTAGCGCCTTTCGACAGAATAATGCAGATACGTTCCGCAGATGTACAGATAAACGTGAGAGGGGTTAGAGAATAATGTCAGAATTTATTGATAATATATCTCAGTTTATTCAATACCAATTTCCTCGACTTTATCGAGAGCAGGAAGGTGTAGAGCTTACCGAATCTCGAAGATCAGTACTTGTTGATTTTGTAGAATCATATTTTGAATTTATAGAAGAAAATTACGGAGAACATTTTTTACGTAACAGAAAAATGTTTGACAATAGAGACATTGATTCTACGGTAGATGAATTTATAGAGTATTTTAAGTTAAAATATGTGAACAATCTACCTTTTGTTTCTGCTACCGATGATAGGTTTTTAGTTAAAAACATCTTAGATTTTTATAGATCTAAGGGTTCTCCTCAATCAATTAAACTTCTAATTCGTCTACTTTTTAATGAAGAAGCTGATGTATATTATCCTGGTAAAGACGTTTTAAGAGCTTCAGATTCTAAGTGGGTAGATCCAAAGTACATAGAAGTTCTTTCTTCTCCGAGATCTGTGTCTTTTGTTAACAAGAAAATTTTTGGTTCTGTTTCTGGAGCAGAAGCTTTTGTTGAAGCTATTGTAACTAAAAGGGTGAATAACAGATTAATAGACATTATCTATCTTAGTAATATTAACGGCGACTTTGTTAGAGGTGATATTGTTTCCGATGACGGCGTTCTAGAAAACGCACCAAAGGTGATTGGATCTCTTAGTAGCGTAACTGTAAATAGAAACAGCGTAGGAAACAATTCTATAGGTGATATCTATAATGTTATTTCCGACTTTGGACAAGAAGGCACTGTGAGAGTAACAAAAACTGCTGCAGCTGATGGATCGGTAGATTTTGAAATAGAAGACGGTGGATATGGATATACATTAGACGACACAACCTTAATCTTTACCAGTGATATCGTAGTCTTAAAGGATAATACCACTCCAGTATTTCAAGATAAAGATATAGTCAGGCAACAAAACGAAACAATATATCTTGATGTTGGCGATGAATTTATTAACAGTGTTAATCAAGGAGATATGTTGGCAGGTATAGATTCTTCTAATACGCAGATAGCCAATGGCGTGATATTAGAAACGGGAGAGGAGCAAATAGAAAATGTTCTG